AAGAACAGAAAAAACACTCTCGCGCGCAAAGCTCAAACTCCCCAACGAACACAGTCGCCAGGGTGAGTGTTCAGGAGCCTGACGACTTCGGCGCATGGTGGAGCCAGTACCCACGCAAGACCGCCAAAGCTGGTGCACAGAGAGCGTGGCGCAAACTGAAACCAGCAGACCGAACCGCCGCACTCGATGCCCTGCCGGATCATGTCCGGGCGTGGAGGCTCCGGGGCACCGCAACAGAGTACGTCCCTCACCCGGCAACGTGGCTCAACGGGCGACGATGGGAGGATGACCTGACATTGACCTCGGGGCGCAAGGTCAATCCGGTGATGGCGGCGCTCGAAGATCGTTTCGCTGCTGCACGACTCCGAGAGACCATCGGCGCACCTCTACCGGGACTCGCCTACGACCACGAGCATGACGACTGGGGCGACGAGTGATCGAGTCAGAAGCAACGCAGCTCGTCGGTCTGCTGGTCGCCGGTACTACCGGCTGGGATGACCATCAGGCGCAGCTATGGGTCGCAGAGATGGGCCGTCTCGATGACATCCCTGCCGCAAGGGATGCCGTGATGGGTCTGATCCGAACATGGACCAGACCCGGTCACCCGCCTATCGCCGAGTTCCTCGCTGCGTACCGCCGTGAACTAGCCCGTCGTCCACCGCCACCGAAGCTCGACATCGTGCCGACTCCGAGAGAACGGGCGATGAAACTGGCGTGGGATGGCTATTGCGCTGAGGCTCGGCGTCTCGGCAAGGAGCCTGACCGCTCGCACTTTCTTGCCACGATGAGCGGCATCAAATGACCTGTCGAGAAATATCTGCTTCGAGTGTTGATACCGCTGCAAAGTACGTTATACTAACGACATGACCACGACCGAGACCCGCCCCGATCCGACGTTCGAGCCATACGCATGGTTCGACGGTCGCCCGAACCGGTACGCCGGTCATTGCTCCTGCGGCTCCTACGTCTATGCCGGGGAGGGCTACTACAACGGGCAGGTCTACTGCTCCGCTCCCGGCAACGTCCTCGATACCGCATGGCTCTGCGAGGTCGGTGCTCGACGCACCATTAGCGAGATCATCGCCAAGCGCAACGCACCGGCTCCGACTCCCCGAGAGTTGACCGCCGACGAGATCGCACGCCAAGAGCAGCGCCGTGCTCAGTTCGCCGCACAGGACGCAGCGTGGGAATCGCAAGGTCTGTGCCGGTGCAATCGTTGCGGTGGCGCTGGCGGCTCGACCCAATGGCCGGGATTCACTTGCTACGACTGCGGCGGCTCGGGAGCGGTGATCTGCAATGACTGAACGCACAGAAATACACCGTCCGGGTGTTGATCCCGCTGGACAGTCCGTTATACTACTCAACATGACCACGACACAGAAGGACACGACCATGACCTACGGACTGTTCGCAGCCGAGACCGACCGGCTCATCGGACCGGCGACTCCGGCCCAGATCACCGCGAGCCTCGATGCCGACGAAACCGGCTGGATCCTGATTGACGCTGACGGCGATGTCGTCCACGACGGCTCATGGTCCGCACAGCAGACCGGAGTTCGCACGGTGTACGTCGCAGAGGTGACAGCATGAGCGCAAAGACTGAGATCGTTCAGAGCCTGGGCTACCTGGCAGAGATGTGCGGCGAGGTGACCATGAGTGAGGCCGAACTCGTCTGCTCCGCTCTGGTCGAGCAAGGACTGCTCGACTGGGAAAGCGACGAGACCGGTGGGCATCTGGTCCCGATGACCGACGAAGCGTTCTACGCAGTCGTAACCGAGGCTCTCGCATGAGCGCCGGGGAGCTCGTCGTCCTCGGTGCCGCAGCCTACGAGGCTCGGGTGACACCGTTGAAGGCCGGAGGCCGTCGTGACGTAGAGGTCACGCCGATCAACCCGACCGGCCCGGAAGCGTTCGGCAGCACCGACGTTCTCGGAGTCCTCCGGCAGTTCTTCGACCGTCTCGATCAGGAGGCCGCAGAGCACGAGGGTGACCCTGTGGCGCTGTCTCAGGCGCTTGCACGCATGGAGGCTGTCCTGGCCGATGTGCGCCACGTTCGGGACACGATGAGGACGATGACCGCCGCCGCGCTGAACGATGAGCGTGTGCGCCGGTTGACGGTCTCGGGAGTCGTCACCGTGGAGGGCACCAGCGAAGTGAAGCGCACCGAGTGGCGTAACGAGAACGTCCTGTCGGCGCTGCTCGCCGCTCACGGTTACGCGCTGCTGCATCTCCCAACCGGGGAGATTCGCCGTCACGAGGAGGCCGCTCCGGCGTTACTCGAATGGTTCCGACCCGACTGGAAGATGACCGCCATGAAGGCTGCAGGCATCGACCCTGACCAGTTCTGCACCGTCGCCACGGACGACGACGGTCGCACAGTCCGCACGCCTACCGTGCGGATCGTGGACAACATCGTCCGCAGAATCACCGTCACGACCACGACACAGGAGACAGACCAATGACCGCATGGACCGACCGCTCGGAGACCATCACCGAACTCGCCGCCGCATGGACACGAGCAGCAGGCGAGATGGACGAGGTGCCGCGTACTCGCAAGGTGAACGCCGGACCGATCAAATACACCTACGCCGATCTCGGTGATGTGCTGTCGATGGCACGCCCGATCCTGTCCGGTCACGGTCTACTCGTCACGCAGTCCATCGACTGCACGGAGTCGGACGTTCTCGTCACCACGACGATGCTGCACTCGTCCGGGCAATGGGTCACCACGACACCGGTACGCATGCCCATCGGCAAGACAGCACAGGCCACCGGGTCGAGCATCACCTACGCCCGCCGCTATGCGCTGATGGCGTTCCTCGGTCTCGCCACCGACGACGACGACGGCGCTAGCGCATCACCTCGCACAGAGCGCAGCAACACGCCCGTAGTGCGTTCCGAGGCCCGCCCGGTGCCGGAAGCGAGAACGGAGCAGGAGGCCGAGATTCGCCGCCGTCTGGCGCAGATCCCGGCAGCAGTCGCCGCAACGATCAAGACAGCGTTCATGGCCGAGTTCGGGTGCACTCTGACCGACCTGGAGCCAACGCTGCACGTTGCCGCTCTGGCGCTGGTCCTCGAGCAGATCGAACTGGCAGAGGAGGCCGAGTGAAGCGTTCACCGCTCGCCCGCAAGACTCCGCTGCAACGCTCAGGGCCGATCAAGCGCAAGCACGGCAGCAAGGCGGTACCGGCAGATGTCTACCTCGCCGTGACTCGCCGTGATGGTGGCTGCGTCGCACGACGAACTATCCCGCAAGTGGACTGCTTCGGACGGATCGACCCTCACCACATCCGTCGGCGCTCACAGGGTGGACCCGACACGCTGGAGAACCTCGTGAGCCTCTGCCGGGCGCATCACTCCTGGGTCCATGAGCACATCACCGAGTCACTCGCTCTCGGTCTGCTGCTGAAGGCCAGCGCATGATCGTCGTAGAGGGAACGACCTCGGGCGGCGCTCTCGCCCAACTCCTACCCGACGCAGAGATCGCCGTCGCGTGGATGCGCTCCATTGAGGAGATCGCCACGAAACCCATCGTCTGGCAGGTCTGGCAGACCGATCACAACTCGCTCCGCGACGCAATCGCCAACAAACCGAAAGGGACACCGTGACCACGATGCAACCGTCCATGTTCGACAACTACCCGGCTCAATGGGTAACGAGTCGCCCGTGCCATTGCTGCGGTGGCACCGGCATCGTGTCGTCTGCTGAACCGATCACATCTGCACCAGCACGACCGACCGACCCGGACACCTCGCACGCTGCAAGCGAGACCGAGCCGGATCTACGCCGGTTCTCAGACCGTTCACGACAGGCGCATCTCCTCCGTCTGCTGGCAGTCGAACCGCTCACCGCTCAGGGTGCCGCCGTCAGGATCACTCAGGGCACCGTGTCCGGCGTGGAGGGATGCCGTAGACGAGTCTCGGACCTGCTCGCCGCCGGGTATCTGCAGGACTCGGGCACCCGAGCGTGCAACCCCGGATCGGCTGACGAGTCCATCGTCTGGAAGGTCACCGATGAGGGACTCCGGGCTATCGACCGTCTCGATGACACCGGATGGTCGATGTGACCAGCAAAGGGAAGCAGCAGCGCAATCTGCCAACACGGGAGAAGATCGCAGAATACTGGTGTGACGATAAACGCCTAAACGGTCGAGTCGTTACTGACGCGTGCTGGCTCTGCGGCATCATGTCGTCCAGAATCCAGCGCTGCCATATCATCCCGAGGAATCAGGGAGGCAGCGATACTGCGGACAATCTGCATCTTCTCTGCTCCGGGTGTCACGCTCGAACCGAGGACATGCACGGAGAAAGATACTGGTCATGTTTCGCAATGATCCAGCACGACATCATCGGCCGAGCCATCGGATCGTTCATCCTTGTGCTGCCAATGCTCATCGAGCAGTACGACTCACTTTGTGACGAGCAACGGCAAGCTGTAGACGAATGGCAGGCTGGCGGCACGGCGGTAGACCTTCTGAAAGCTAAGGCGGTGTTCTAATGCAGGGCCGTCGTTCTATGCCGATGTCGCAAGGCCAGATCGAGAATGACATCCTCTCCGTGTCGGACGCTCTCGAGGCCGGTACCGAGCAGTTCGCTGACGTAGCAGACCTCGCCGCAACCTGTGAGGCCGACTACAAACTGAGCTATGCGCGTGCGTTCGTCGCCCTCGCTAGCACGCAGTCGAAGCTCACCGCACCGGAGAAACAGGCTCGGGCCGAACTCCACGCTGCGGCCGAACTCCGAGCATGGAAGATCGCAGAGGCCCGTCGAATGTCCAGCAAGGAATCTCTGCTCTCACTCAGGGCACGACTCGACGCTCTCCGCACCGTAAGCGCAAACATCCGGAGCCAGACATGATCCCGGTAGAAGGTCTCTCACGTTCAGCGATGATCCAGGCAGCGTCTCGCCGTGCCACCGTGACCCTGAAGAACGGCACCTCTGGCAGACTGATCCGATGGGCTGCACCGCACGCCCGCAACCGGGCACGGCTCGAGATCCGTCCCGGCGTATACCTGACTGTTCCGTGCTCCGAGGTGAGCACGATGCTCCCTCCCGACGCTTACTGACTCAAAGGACCACGACAATGACTCTCTCAGGAGACTCCGCACGCCGAACCTGTTATGCCTGCCGTGAACGGATCGACCCGAACACATATCCCTGGTCGGAGGTATCCACGACAGGCGCTATGCGCTACTGGCATCAGGCGTGCGACGCAACTCGTCCTCGCCGTGACTCGTCCTTCGGTCGCCGCTAATGGCCATCGGTAGTGAACCCGAGATCGGTGTTGAGTTCCGGCGCTGGGGACTGATGACCGAGGACGAGAAGCTCGCATGGTTCAAGTTTCTACGGGAGCATCACGGCCCGGATGGTGTCGGCGGTTACGGCACGATCTGCTACCCGAAACGGACGCCGCAAGATGAACTGTGACACGCCCGACTGTAAGTGCTGTGCGACAGCAGAGGAGTGGCGCTCGAACATGCTGCAGATGGTCCGTGCATTGACGGCTCTGGCTGACAAATACGAGGCGCAACGAGACTCCGCACAGCGCCAAGTGTTCGACCGGTTCACGCTGTGAGCACCGTAAAGACCTACGCCGATCTCGTGCGCGCCATCGACGTTTCAGACCGTCCGGTGGGCTGGCATGTAGTGGCCGCGCTCGACATCGCGTTCCACGGTCCCATCACCCGTAATACGCTGGCACGATATGCGTGCGAGCCGACGGTCGAAGCCATGACGAGGCTAGACCCTCCCCGACCACCGGGCGACTGGATCGACCACGCAGCGTGCCGCGGCAAACGCATGTTCTACGACTGCAACCAGGCGCAGAAACAGCGGCTCTCATACGCAGACCGAGCGTTCGAGAAAGAGGCACTAGCGATCTGTGCCGGGTGCCCGGTACTGGTCCAATGCCGTACATGGGCGATGCAGGACGTAGACCCGGCAACCGATCATGTCGCCGGAGGACTGACACCACGCCAACGCCACGACCGCCGCAAAGGACGCCCGGCATATGAACGAGCTTGAACACCTCACCGTCGCTCATAACTGTGCTGCGGTGCAGACCTATCAGGAGTTGGGGACGCACCTCACGACGCTGTGGGCTGACGCACCGGGGCAGAGACTCGTCGCCGTGCCGTTCTCCGCAGAGGCGATGCGGTGCACCTCCGACGATGATGTGATCGGTCTACTCGCCTCGATGTCGCTCGCTATCGGCGCACAGATCGCCGGTAGGTGCGATGAGGCGTGGAGTCGGCAGTTCGACCCGGAGGAGATCGCAGACGTTCGCCCCGGTGACCTCCAACGGATCTCGGACCTTGACCCGCTCGTAAAGACCGTGCTGATCTCGCACGGCATCGACCTCGAGAACCGGCAACAAGTCATCTGCTACGCCCACGCCAGCGTGCACGACGACGGCACGAAGCTGTGGCATCAGGTGCTCACCGACTCCGCTGCTGGCGTGAAGGTAGAGGAAATGCGCCGGGTAGCCGACATCGTGGCACGCGTAACCGCTGACTGGTCCACGCAGACCGTCCCGGCGCTCGTGGCATCGTTCGCTGATATCGGGTGGACGCTACAGAGGGTCTCGGCCCGGTGATCGAGTCCTACGCTCACGCTGACCGTCCGTGGACGCTGAACGATGAGCGCAGAGGCGGCACGCATTGGGCGCAGACCCGAGAGCGAACGAGGGACTGGCGGAGAGCGTTCTGGGCGCTCGGACTACAACGAGGAGTCCGGTTCCCCGGCCCGGTGACGATTGAGATAGAGGTGTCAATGCGGCACCCGGTCGCTGACACCGGGGCGTGCGTCGGAGCAGTCAAAGCAGCGATAGATGGGCTAGTCGATGCCCGAGTCCTGTCCGGGGACACCGGAGACATCGTGCGAGCGATCACGTTTCACGCACCGAACAAGGTACCGAAAGACATACCCGAGCGAATGACCATCACGGTTATCTCGGCCTAACGAAAGTGACCACGACAATGAAACGACTATCCACACCTCTACTGCTGCTCGGAATACTGGCGATCATCGTCGGCATCACGACCTCATGTTCGGTCAAACCGCCGATGGAAGCGTGGGCATTCTGCGGAGTCCACCCGGACGATCCTTACGCACAGGCGAAGGTCTCGACGCTCGCACAGGTCGCCGGTATCGACGCAACCTTCGGCCCGTGCCTGCCGCCGGATTGGTCTACCTACTCGCCAGCCAACCCCGGACAGCGGTACGCGTCGCCGGAGACCTACCACCGTCTCGTCATGCTGAACGCCACGGTCGGTATGAGGACCGTGGTCTACGACGCCCGACTCTGGAACACCGACCCGCAGGTGAGAAGTTCGGCGCTCGATGAGTGGTGGAGCGTCCGTCATCACCTCGCCGGTTTCGACCTCGGGGACGAGTACGACCCTCGGAGCGCAGAGTGGCCGATACTCGTCGCACGCTGGAACCTGCTCGTCTCGGAGACTGTCCCCGGTATCGGAGTGTGGCCGTTCACGAATCACCTCGGCTGGAACTCTGCTCTGACGAAGGCGCTCACAGACCTGCCGGGACCGCTACTCAGCTATGACGCCTACGACGTACCGGAGTCGCTCCGTCTCGCCCGCACCTACGCTCCGCAGCGCCCGCTCATGTGCGCCGTGAACGCTCTAGCGCACGGTCCCTACCGGCCGACAGCGCAGAGCGTCGAGCAAGAGATGAGAGACCACCGTGAGGCAGGGTGCGAGTCCATCCTCATATTCGGAGGTGACCGCCCGATCAATACGCCGGAGTTCGCCACGGACTCACTCGTGACACAGACCGGGCAACCGACCGACCTCGCAGCAGCAGTCAACCGGGGCGCTAACGCATAGTCCGTCATATTCCTGTAACATGGTGAAGCCATCGAGTGTGCGGTTCTTTCCCGCTCGATCCGGCACCGTCGCACTCCAGCGGCACGAGCTATGACCGGCTCGGACACGAGAGGAGGACGCAATGCGTCTCACCATCATCGCCCTAGTGGCAACCCTTACCCTCGCAGCCTGCACCCCGGAGCAGCTTGCTACCTACGAACGAGTGACCGGCATCCAACTCGATGCGTCGCTGGTCGATCTGCCCGATGTCCCGATCCGTCTCGCTGACGGACGAGAGGTCATGCCAGACGGCTCAGTAACCCCGGTACCGGTCGCTCCGGCAGGCTCGAAGTGCCCGCAGCACTACGCAGCCTCGCTGGTCGCCGGATGGGCGGTAACCGACTGGCCGAAACTGGACCATGTGATGTACCGGGAATCTCGCTGCAACCCTGGCGTTTACAACGGCAAAGGCCGAGACAACTCCTACGGTCTGATGCAGTTGAACATGCTTGCTCACAGGGGATGGGTACGCCCGCTCGTCGATGGGAACTTTGACCGGCTCTACGATCCGGTGACCAATCTGCGGATTGGGCGCACCTTGTATTTCAAGGCTCAGCAAGCGTATGGATGCGGGTGGCAACCGTGGAGAGCTACCAAGCAGTCCACTTGGTGCAACTAGCGATCCGAGTTTGACAACGGCCGACAGTCCGTTATACTGTCAACATGACCACGACAACGAAAGGACAGCCTCAGGCTGCACCATGAGCTATACCGACTTCCTGGCACGCAAGGCGCGCTCTCACTCGCATGTAGGCATCACCGCATCTGCCGATGATCTGCACCCATCACTTCACGACTGGCAGAAGCGCATCGTCCTGACCACGCTCGAGCGTGGCAGGAATGCGGTATTCGCTGACACCGGACTCGGCAAGACACGAATGCAGATCGAATGGTGCAGACTGATCGCTCCACGGTCCCTGATCCTCGCTCCGCTCTCGGTGGCTCGTCAGACAGTCAGAGAGGCCGAGAAGATCGGCGTAGCGGTTCGCTATGTCAGATCGCCGGAGCAGGTGACCGACGGCATCTCGATCACTAACTACGAGATGGCTGACAAGTTTGACCCTGCCGAGTTCGGTGCTGTGGCTCTCGATGAGTCAAGCATCCTCAAGAACTTCACCGGCTCAACCCGTAACGCTCTGATCCGGCAATGGTCCGAGACCCGCTACCGCTCATCGTGGACAGCGACCCCGGCACCGAACGACGTAACCGAGCTGTGCAATCAAGCGGAGTTCCTCGGGGCGATGTCACGAAACGAGATGCTCGCTGCGTACTTCGTGCACGACGACGACGGATGGAGGCTCAAAGGCCATGCGACCGACCCGATGTTCAGTTGGATGGCAACATGGGCAATCGCTGCCCGTCGCCCATCGGACGTAGGGGGAGACGACACGGCATACATTCTCCCGCCACTCGAACTGTTCCCCGATGTGGTGAGAGTGGAGATCGAGCAAGAGGGCCAACTGTTCGCAACCGACCTCGGAGGCGTGGGCGGTCGTGCGAGGGTCCGAAAGGCAACTCTCGAGGAGCGTGTCAAGGTTGCCGCAGAACGCTGCTCTCAGCCCGGACAATGGATCGCATGGTGTGGACTCAACGAGGAAGCCGAGACCATCACACGGTTAGTGGATGGGGCGCACAACGTCCACGGCACCATGTCACCCGATGAGAAAGCAGACGCATTCGAGGCGTTTCAAGATGGGCGCATTCGAGTGCTGGTCACGAAACCGAGCATTGCCGGTATGGGGATGAACTTTCAGCAATGCCATCAGATGGTATTCGTCGGAGTCAATGACTCATGGGAGCAGTACTACCAAGCCATCCGCCGGTGCTGGCGATTCGGGCAAACCTCACCCGTCAACGTCCATCTCGTTGTCTCCGAGCTAGAAACACAGATCGTGGACAACATTCGCCGCAAAGAATCCGAAGTAGCCGAATGGGTCGATCGACTCGTCCAACACATGAACACAAAGGAGCAGAAATGACCACGACACACGAAGCACAGCCCTATGTCACCGACATCGCCACCGGAGCCAACTGGACAGCGATGCTCGGGGACTCGTGCGAGCGACTCGCTGAGGTGCCCGATAACTCGGTGGACCTGTCGATCTACTCGCCGCCGTTCTCGAGTCTGTTCACCTACTCGCCATCGGATCGTGACCTGGGGAACTGCAAGGATCACGCAGAGTTCCATGAGCACTACCGGTACATCATCGAGCACATGCTGCGAGTGACCAAGCCCGGCAGGCTCTCGGTCGTTCACTGCCAGCAGCTCGCAACCCAGAAGGGCCGTGATGGGGCTATCGGCCTGTACGACTTCCGTGGTGACCTGATCCGCTCCCATGTCGCTGCAGGGTGGATCTTCCACGGCGAGGTCACTATCGACAAAGACCCGCAGGCTCAGGCGATCCGAACGAAAGCCACCTCGCTCATGTTCCAGACATTGAACCGGGACTCCGCCATGTCTCGTCCGGCGATGGCTGATTACCTGCTCATGTTCCGCAAGCACGGAGACAACGAGGAAGCAATCAAGCCCGAATGCGACAACGAGACATGGATCGAGTGGGCACGCCCGGTCTGGTTCGGCATCCGTGAGACGAACACGCTCAACACCGTCGTAGCTCGGGATGATGCAGACGAACGCCACATCTGCCCGTTGCAGTTGGATCTCATCGAGCGAGTGATCAGGCTGTGGTCGAATCGTGGCGAAACGGTGCTCACGCCGTTTCTCGGCATCGGCTCCGAGGTCTACTCGGCAATCAAGCTCGGGCGCAAGGGCATCGGATGCGAGTTGAAGCCGTCGTACTGGCGCTCAGCCGTGGACAACCTGCAGCGCATCGAGTATGAGATGAGCCTGCCGAGCCTGTTCGACCCGGTGCCCACAGGCACCAACGAGTAAGCTGGCATGAGATGTCAGGCTGTCGGTACTAACGGGGTACCGACAGCCTGCCTCATACCCAGCAAGGGACACCATGACCGCCAAGAGACGAACCGGAGCACCGACGAAACTCACGCCAGAGGTGCAAGAGGTGCTCGTTCGTGCCGTCATCTCAGGGATGTCGTTCACGACTGCTGCGGCTGCTGCTGGTATCTCATCGAAGGCCGAGATCCAATGGCGTGATCGTGGAGAACGTGCCCTAGACCGTGCTGAGCAGGGCGAACCGATCCATGAGGAAGATGCTCCGTTCGTTCACTATGTACAAGCCATACAAAGAGCGCGAGCGGATGCGATCCAGGCTCGGCTCACTGCGATCAACGCAGCGTCGGCGGATGGACATTGGCAGGCTGCTGCATGGTGGCTCGAGCGCATGGTCCCGAAGGACTACGGACGTAAGGCCACGGTCGCCGTGACTGGCGATGACGGTGGACCGGTGAGGGTGGAGATAGATCACCGTCGGGCGATGCTTGAACGTCTCGGATTGGCAGACGATGCCGATTCTGCGGTTTGACGATAACCGGTCGCTGATCGAGAAGTGGACCGATGACGGTTCACTAAAGGGCCGGATCGAGGGCATGCCGCAAGAGCAGGTCCGTGAGATGTGGCACGAGTGGATCATTTGGCGGCGCAGCAATCAGACAACGCCGATGAACATGGGCAGCGAGTTCCGTATCTGGCTATTTCGTGCTGGTAGAGGATCGGGAAAGACTCGTACCGGTGCTGAGCAGGTGCGCCGATGGGTGGCCGAGTTGGGCGCATCCGGTCGTATCGCTCTCGTTGGGCCGACTGCGGCAGACGTTAGAGATGTGATGATCGAGGGAGAGTCGGGCCTACTGTCGGTGTTCCCAGATGGGCATCGTCCGGTCTGGCAACCCTCGCTCCGTCGTGTGACGTTCTCAAACGGTGCGATAGCGACCTCATACTCTGCCGATGAGCCGGAGCGTCTGCGTGGTCCGCAGCATCATCGGGCGTGGATTGACGAACCGGCATCAATGCCACGGGGCGAAGAGGCGATGTCAAACCTGCTGCTCGGGATGCGTCTCGGTGATTCACCGTGGGCGATGATGACCGGTACCCCGAAGAAACATCGATGGCTGAGAGAGCTAGCAGAGCGCCCGGACACGATCACTACGACCGGCGCAACGAGAGATAACGCCCGGTATCTAGCTCCGACGTTCCTAAGTGACGTTGAGGCACGCTACGGCGGGACAAGACTCGGACGCCAGGAGCTAGAAGGCGAATGGCTCGATGACGTAGAGGGTGCGCTCTGGACGGAGCAGGTCATCGACCGGGCACGACTGCGCACGTTTGATCCGCAGGCACCGTGGCAGTCGCTCGCCCAATGGCTCTCGGATCAGGGCAGGCCAGCGCAGTCGGATCGTCGGGCATGGCGCACCATCGTCGCCGTCGATCCTCCGGGGGAGACCGCCGAATGTGGCATCGTGGTAGCGATGGCTCCGGTGCAAGGGCAGGCCGGTATCGATCATTGCGTCATCGTGGAGGATGCGTCACTCGCTGGAAGGCCGGAGGAATGGGGCGCACAGGTCGTAGCCGCCGCACGACGGTGGAGGGCTGAGCGAGTGATCGTGGAATCAAACCAGGGTGGCGACATGACTCGCGCCACGATCCAAGCGGTAGACCCGACTCTGCGTGTCGAGAAGCTGCGTGCCACCGAATCGAAGGCTGCTCGTGCCGAACCTGTCTCGGCATTAGCCGAACGTGGATTCGTGCATCACGCCGGGTTCTTCCCGTTGCTCGAAAGCCAGCTCACTAGCTGGGTTCCGGGTGAGTCCAAGAGTCCTGACCGTCTCGACGCAATGGTGCACGCTGTCGCAACGCTGCTCACTGCGAAACCTACTGCTCGTGCATCGGTTCGGTCGGTGGCATCTCGTCGCATAGGCTGAACCTATGCCTGCTCTGCTCGCACTCCTAACCGTGCTCACCACCTACCGACTCACTCGTCTCGTGACCGCAGACTCGATCACTCTTCCGCTTCGTATCCGTCTCGAGGCTCGCCCGTTCATCGGGGCGCTCGTGTCGTGCTCGTGGTGCCTGTCAGTCTGGCTGTCGCCGGTTGTCGCCGCTGTCGCTGTCGTCTGGCCGGAGAACCGTGCCGTCTGGGTTGGGCTGCTCGCTCTGTCAGCGTCTGCCGTCACAGGAATACTCGCCCGGTTCTTCGACTGACCCGGAAATATTTATTCGCTCCGAGTGTTGGTTCTAGCTCGCCGTTGGTTATACTAACGACATGACCACGAACACCACATTCCAAGTTGGCGCAACCTACGCAGCCGGTCGCGGCGACTACATCCTGATCTACACCGTTCTTTCCCGTACCGCAAAGTTCATCACGCTCGAGGACAAGTACGGCGACACCGTGCGTGTCGGTTGCAAAGTATCCGGCAACCGCGAGATCGCATTCCCCGACGGCACCTACTCGATGGCTCCGGTCCTCGTCGCTGACCGGATCGCAGCATGAGCGCCGAGATGGCACGGACTGTCACCGGCCCGACCTGCCGGGAGTGCGAGCGGGTGTTCGACCTGTCGAACGCTGACGATGCCGCCGAGTGGGCCTACGGGCACGACTGCGAGGGCTGAGGCATGACTGTCGCGAATATTTCTCCGTTTGAGTGTTGGAACTCGTCCGCTCGTGGTTATACTTGCGACATGACCACGAACCATATCCCCACCGGCACCCGCTGCAGCAATCCATCGACCCGAGTTCTCTGCCAGGTAGTTGACACGACCGACGTAATCGTTCCTTCGGGCATGGTCGTGGTGGAGTTGGAGCGGACAAAGATCCGCAAGCTCGCCCAACTGAACGGCACGACGAACCGTTACGGGCAGCCGAGACTCGACCTCTTCGACATCAATACGACCGTGATCGACGGCGCATGCTGGGGCCGAAAGGGACGCAAGACAGGCACCACGGCGATCATGTCCTGAGCAAGCGTTATCGCTGCAACGATAAACGGCCCGGTCTATCACGACCGGGCCGTTCGACTTTTTCTAGGATTATTTGCGCTCCGATGTTGGTTCTAGCTCACAGTTGGTTATACTGCTCACATGACCACGACCACGAAGCGCCGCCCGACCATCGCCAAGCTGACCGCCGAGATGGCATCCGTTGAGAATCGCATCGAAGGCATCAAGGCAATGATCGAGATTGCCGAAGGCCGCAAGATGGAATGCGAACTGGACAGTCTTTACCGCTGGCTCGACGAGATGGACAGCGAACTCATGGATGTCATGGCTCAGGCCGTCGCATTCGGTTACACGCCGGAAGACTTCGAGGGCTGAGCGATGACGAACCGTGAAGCTGTCGCCGCTGGTGCCGCCGCCTACAAGGCCGGTGCTCCTCGAGCCTGCCCGATCCCGTACCCGGCAAGCACGGTCGGTAGCGCAGAGTCGAAAGCGTGGGGCACGCTCGTGAGCTACTGGTTCCGGGGATGGGATGTCGCCAACCTCGCCGCCGAACTGGTGGAGTCGTGATCTCCGTGCGGGTCCGCTGCGATCAGAATCGGGTATTCGGTTGCGGTCGCATCTCGTCCGTCCCGGCAGAGTTCGTGGTGATCGGCCGTGACCGGCTCCGGGTGCTCGCTGGTGGAGCGTGTGAGCATTGCGGTCTACCGCTGGCTCGAGTCCGTGACGCTGACGAGGCCGAGAAAGAAATATTTGCTTCGAGTGTTGGTTCTCTGACGTAGTTGGTTATACTACTTCCATGACCACGACAGCAACGATCCAGGGACGCCAGTACGAGATCCACCTCGACGGCAAGCAAGTGCAGGGTGACACGATCACCACGACCATCTACCGGCTCACCGGTACCCGCAAGGCAGACGGCGCTCTCATCGTCCACGAAGCAGGACCGTATGCCGGTCGGGCGCTCGTGGTCGGTATCTCGGCGCTCGAGCGGTTGAACTGGTGGGACATCACGAGAGCGGTGCAGGGTCTCGTCCCCGGAGTCTGACCGATAGATCCCTCCGCAGGAGCCGCTCCGTAATGGGGCGGCTCTTGCGCGTACAGGCCGCTCTGCGGGCGCTCTACGGCAGGCTAGGCGCTCGTGGGGTACGATGGCGCTGTGTCTGCCCGATCCCGCCGCCGTGACGCTCCACGCTGGAACTCGCTCGTAGCTGCCGCGCAGGTGATGACCGCGCCTAACGTCGCTCTGACAACGAGCATCGGCAAGGTCCACGCATGGCAACGAGCAGCGTGGGATTACTACGACGGCATTGGCGAACTCCGTTTCGGGGCGAACTGGATCGGCAACGCCATGTCCAGAGTCAACCTCGTAGCTGCTGCTGCTCCGGCTCGGCCCGGTGACGAACCGACTCCCATCGACCCGTCTCAACCGGAGTTCACGCCCGTACAGGTTCGTGCCGCCGAGATCGTCGGGACCATCGCCGGAGGTGCTTCGACGCAAGGGCAGATCATGTCGGCGTTCGGTCTGCACCTCACCATCGCCGGTCTCGCATGGCTCGTGATCGAACCGGACCCGCAAGACCCGCTGTCAGACCGCTTCACGCATTGGCATGTCTACTCGTCCGAGGAGGTCCGTGCCGCTGTCGGCGGTGACGGCATCGAGGTACAGATCGATGAACGGGCGTGGCGTCTGCTCCCGCCCGAAGCGGTAGTCGTGAAGTGCTGGCGCAGGCACCCTCGGCGCTCGTGGGAGTCAGACGCTCCCACTCACGGCGTGCTGTCGGTCCTCCGCGAGATCGACCTGCTACAGAAGCACATCACCGCTAGCGCGCAGTCCCGTCTCGCTGGTGCTGGTCTGCTCGCCATCCCGTCAGAGGCCGTGTTTCCTCCGGGGCAGGGACCGCAGTCCAGTCAGAACGTGGACCCGGACGACGAGAACATCACGAGTCCCGAGGACACGTTCGTGGACACGCTCGTAGAGGCGATGACGGTCCCGATCACCGACCGGTCCTCTGCCGCAGCCGTCGTGCCGCTGGTCGTGAAGATCCCCGGCGAGTACGTCGATAAGGTCCGGCATATCTCGTTCGCTACTCCGTTCGATGAGCGAGTCCTGTCCCTCATGGAGGGCGCGATCAAGCGTCTGGCTCTCGGCATGGACATCCCGCCCGAGGTGCTCACCGGAACATCGGGCATGAACCATTGGGGCGCATGGCAGGTGCAGGAGGAGGCGATCACGCTTCACATCGAGCCGCTCTCCGAGGTCGTGACGAACGCTCTCACCGTCGGGTACCTCCTGCCTGCTCTGCTCGCTGAGGGCTACTCCCAGGTAGAGGCCGAGTCGGTGATGGTGTGGTACGACACCACCGACCTCACCAGTCGCCCGGACAAGAGCAGCGTTGCTCGTGAGGCTTACGACCGCATGGAGTTGTCCGGTGAGGCTCTGCTCCGCGAGCTAGGTCTCAGCATCGAGGACGCACCAACTCCGCAAGAGAAGCGTGAGCGCATCCTGCTCGGAGTAGCTACGAGCGCGCCCGGTCTCGCACCGGCGATGCTCGCCGAACTCGGATATCTCGCTGAGGCTGTCACGGTCGCAGAGATCCCGGCACCGACTGCAGCGCCCGTCGTAGGCGCTCCACCGGCAGCAGAGGACACCCGAGACCTACCGCCGACAGCGCCCGTAGAGGTCACCGGCGCACCGCCCGAGGTCATCACAGCGTCGTACCTGCTGGTGCACCGTGCGCTCGAGCGTGCCGGTTCCCGTCTCCGAGGTGCCGCGGGGCGCAGCGTGAAGGGTGGCGCAGCAGCGATCCAATGCGACGACCCTGCCCGACTGCATCTCAGCGTCGTAGCGCACGAACACGCAGACCTCACCGACCTGCTGACCGGCGCATGGTCTCTCGCCCCGGACATCGCTCGCCGCTCCGGCGTGGACCCTGCCCGACTCGTGCGGACACTTGACTCGTTCACGAGACTGCTGCTCGCCTCACAGGAGGAACTGACCTATGGCGACCTTGCCGCTGCGTTGGTCGAGTCGCTCGCACCCGCCCGCTGATCCGGTTGACCGTCGGGACTGGCTCGCTGCACAAGAGGAGCGCATCGCCCGTATCGCACGCCGGGAGATGGTCCGCATCGTGGACGAGGCATACGAGACGTTTCTCGGGACGCTAACCGCATCGGGTGACCTGTCGGCATTCGACTCCATCCCGATCCGCTGGGAAGGTTTCCTCGCTGACGAGTTCATCGAGATGTTCGGCGGCATGTTCCTCGACGGCAGTCTGTCGTCATGGGTTCAGGCTCCCGCTACCGCTGCTCTGCCTGCTACCGCCTCCTCCGGGTGGGCGTCCGTCGTGAACGATGCCGCCGTGGCCTATCAGCGCACCGCCACGAACCGACTCGTCGGAGTCGGGGATAACGTCTGGCGCACCGTGAGGTCGATGACCGTGCAGGCCATCAACACCGGAGCGACCACGGAGGAACTGAAAGGGTCGATCCAGACCTACCGGCAGTTCTCGGAGTTCAGAGCGGACACCATCGCTCGCACCGAGACCGTCGCCGCGTTCAACGGTGGCCACTTCGAGGGCGGGCGTGCGCTCGGGGAGTACGGGCCGAAGATGAAGCGGTGGAGCACGGTCATGGACTCACGAACACGAGCCGCCCATCAGGACGCCGACGGGCAGACGGTGCCGTACAACGAGCCGTTTATCGTGGACGGCGAAGAGATGATGTTCCCTCACGCAGACGGCGCTAGCGCAGCAAACGTGGTGAACTGCATCGTAGAGGGGCAGGTTGCTCTCCCGGTCGGAGCGTTACTGTCGTCGGCTCGGATGCGCTGGCATGGCGAAACGTATGAGATCGTAACGGCTGACGGAGAATCGCTCATCCTTACCCCGAACCATCCGGTACTCAGCTCGACCGGGTGGAAGCCTGCAAAGCTCGTCAAGCCCGGCGATGATGTTGTCTCGATCCGGTTGCCCATCAACCAGCCAGACAACGAGCACCGACCAGCCAGAGTCGAGGAGTTGCACGCTGCGAGTCGAGTATCTACGGGAGCGGTCGTAGCGAGTGTGAGAGGCATGAACTTCCACGGCGACAGACCCGATGGCAAGATCGAGGTTGTAGGGACCGCAGGCCAACTGCACGACCGGATCGAACTCGGTCAACGCTTCGATGGTGTCGTACTCGTGGCTGAACTTGACACCGAGCGAAACCTGGCGCTGGCTGGCAGTAACTACGGCACGCCGGTAGGCCCAATCGCTCAGGTGATCCCCGAGCGTTCTAGCGGTCGAGTCGATGACCGGATTGATAATCCGTCGAGCGTCGTGGGCGTGTCGGGCGAGTTCGCGTCGCTGCTCCGCACTCATGTTCCGCATTCGGAGGATGTTCGCCTCACTGCCGGATCGGATCGGCAGGCCACACTCCCCCAACCGATGCACGACGGTACTCCGGTCAATGCCGAGAGCATGGGAGATTGCGAGCACGCTCTCGCCTCGCTCGTATCGCTCACGAAGGTCATCAAGATCAACGTGTCGTCTGGCTCGCATTGGGTCTACAACCTCACATCCGAAACCGGGTTCCTGTGGTCGCCCGCGTTCGTGCATTCTAACTGCCGATGCGGTTTCGATGACATCTACGAAGGCGACGAGAACTGGGTGCCGACGCCAGTCGATTACACCGACCTCGTGCAGTCCGAGCAGTCGCGAGTACAGGCGCTCATCGACTCCGGGGCGTTCGACTAGCTCGGAAATATTTCTTTGCTCCGGGTGTTGATCCTGGGTCACGGTTGGTTATACTAACGACATGACCACGAACACCGATCCACTCTGTTCCCCAATCAAACTAGAGAAGGTGACTCCTGCTCGCTCGACGTTTGGGGATCGAAGCAAGGTAGTTCGCTACTCAGCCTGCTACGTCCTCCGCTCGACTGACGGAACCGTAGCGGTCACCGTCGAGCGAGAGGGAGCGGTCGAGTATCGCAATGCTGCTGACTGGAAGGTCTCTCACCTGGCGACGGGGTTCGTTGCATACGCTCGGACGTTCGAGAAGGCATCAGCCAAAGCAGCTTCGTTCGTGGAGCGGCACGGATGACCACGACGACTACCTGCTCGATCTGCTCGGGTACCGGCATTGATCCCGGTTTCCTCGACGCTTGCAAGTGCCAGTCAGGCGCAATGCCCACCGTCACCGCTCGTGAGGTCAAGCCGAACGGACCGACCGCCAAGCAACTCGACTTCGCCACGAAGCTGCTGACAGAACTGGTGGAGTTGGACGGATCGAAGGCCGACAGCGCCGAAGCTCTCCGGCTCGGTCTCGCAGAGATGTCACCGAAGCAAGCGTCCTCGATGATCGACTACCTGCTCGGCTGCGTGAAGTCGGCACGTTCCACCGCTCGCAAGTCGGAAGCCATCGAGCGGACCAGCGGCATCGTCCCCGGCATCTACCGGGCGCAGGGTCGCATCGTGAAGGTCCAGGCAGCGAAGTCCACCGGCAACCTGTACGGCTCCGTGCTCGATGAGAGCACCGGCAAGTACGAGTACGTCACCGGGGCGCTCCGCTATGTGACCGCCGGTGACCGGATCAGTCTCGAAGAAGCCGCAGAGGTCACCCGTCGCATCGGGCGCTGCTGCGTCTGCTGCCGCACCCTGTCCAACCCTGACAGCATTGACGCCGGTATCGGCCCGGTCTGTGCAGGCAAGCTCTAACTCGACCCAACCCAGAAAGACACGACCATGACCACGACAGAACCAGAACTCACGACCACCCGGACCAGCGAACGAATCACACCGTGGCTGACCACGACCACCAGCGAACACGAGCGGCTGGACTACCGCTCCTCGCATCGTTCGTGGTGGGTGAGCGGTACCACGTTGAACTCGCACAGCAGCGTCGATATCTCCGAGTACGAGGTGGACGATTGCGAACCGACCCGCTCCACGGCGCTGCACGTTTCCACCGCCTCCGGTATCCGAGTGCAGACGCTTCGCAACGGCGGCACGGCACTCGTGGTCACAGTTGACGGAGGACACGCGTCCATGTTCCTGCCGTTCACCCTCGAGCAGATCCTTGCCGCCGTCCGAGCAGAGCAAGACAGTCGTGCAGGCGACTGAGAAATATTTATTCCTCCGGGTGTTGGTTCTGCCTGCAGGTTGGTTATACTAGGGACATGACCACGAACACCGCCCTCACCACCTCCGAGCTTCACGACCTGATCCACGACGCAACCGACAGCGAGACAATGGCTGACCTGATGCTCGAAGTGATCCGCACGACCGTGGGCCGCTACCACGATGTCACCGAGCAGCTTCAGAACGCCATCGGCTGGGTCCAGCGTGACGCAGAGCGTGCGCTCGAGCAGATCACCAACGGTCAGACCGTGAACGAACTCGGAGTGTTCCACCAGTCCGCAGCCGACGCCAACCGCTACGCCGCTCTCCGTCAGCAGATCGCAGGCCAGATCCTGTCGCATCGCTACATGCTCGAAGGCGGGTGGGGCGTAAAGGTCTCGTTCGCTGATCTCGTCGGGCTGGTCCGCAAGTGATAAAGATTCGCAACCTCCGCAACGGCACCACGACTGTCTCCGGTCTGAACGCCGGGGATCTCCGTCTGCTGGCTCTGGCGATTGAGAGCGGGGCGTGGCACGCAAGCAACGGGCACGCAGAACGAGCCGACGCTATCGACCGTCTCGCTCGCGCTCTCCGTACCGCCACCATGTACCCCGGTTACATCGGGGACTCGAACCTCGAGAACGCCACGACGGTGCTCTCCGACCTGTACGCCGAACTCCCGAAAGATTCCGTGCTGTGAGCGCCGACAACGGCCGACAGTCCGTTATACTCTCCACCATGACCACGACAACGAAAGGCAATCCCATGACCACGACCCACAACGATCTCGTCCCCGAGGTCACCATCCAACTCTCCTCCGGCGAGGAGATCACCCTGACAGGCCGAGACGCCCGGACCTGCCCGAATCGCCCGTTCTTCGAGGAGCGCACGGTCTCCGGCAAGCTGGTGCTGTGCATGGACACGGCGCACCGCAGCCTCGACAAGAACGTCCAGAAGGTCCGCAGGCGCTACGCCACAGCGACCGGTTCGCTCCGCTGGATCGAGGACGCATGGGTCGATGCCATCGAGAGCGGTTGCGCCGAGTACGTCGCTCGTGAGCTGATCTGCGAGACGCTGCTGTCGTTCGGTGGCTATGTGGACCCGTCCGATGAGGTGGCAGAGTGAGCGCCGAACTGCGAAAGCTGGTCGATGCCGGTATCCGGCTCGGGTACGCAGCACCGGATCACGCCGAGGCGCTCCGTCTCGCTGCCGCTCTCGGTGTCACCCTGGAGAGCGCAGAGGATGACGCTCTGGACCGCTGGGAGGCCGCTCGTGCGTGACCTGTGGGACCGTCTGCCCGAGGGCGCACAGTTCGCCGCATGGATGGCGCTGCTAGCGTCGCTCGTCCTCATCGGCGCATGGGTCGGAGAACCGGCGCTCATCGATCCGTGACCTGATACTCTCCGGTCACCCCATTGCCAGCCCCAACGCTCGGACACCCTGCCGTCTCTGAGCGTTGGGGCTGTTGCGCGTAGTACCATCGACCGCATGCCTATCGGACCGTATCCCGACTTCGACGCTTGTCTCGCTGACGGCAATAGCGACGCGTACTGCGGTGCGCTAGAGCGGATCACCAACGCCGAAGCTGTCGAAGGCGACTGGGAGATGATCCTGTTCGGCCCGGACTCTCTCCCTGAGATGCCAGACGACGACATGGGCGACCGTAAGCGCATGGCCGATCTGAACGGTGACGGCATCGATGACGAGACCGGAGAGCCGGTCGTAGAGATGCCCGAGGACATGCCGGAGCCGATGATCGAGCCTGACGGTGAGCAGGACGGCGAAGAGTTCCACTCGCTGCTCGTGGTGGAGGGAACGTGGACCGGTGACGGGCGCTGGATCGAAGAGGGCGCTCTGTCGTGGCGTGACCTACCGCTGCCGCTCATGGCGACCGACCGCACGACCGAGGGACACGCTGACGCTGTGCTGGTCGGGCAGATTACCCGGATAGAGCGTGAGGGTCGTGAGATTCACGCATGGGGCAGGTTCGTGAACTCCGACGACGCAGACATCATGCGACTGCAAGGGTTCATCAAGGCCGGAGACCTCCGGGGCATTAGCGTCGATCTGGACAGCCTCGAGTACGACATCGTCATGCCAGCAGAAGGCATGGACGACGAGATCGAGGATGAGGTGGAGGACGAGACCGGCAACCGCCGACAGATCCGCATGTCCTCCGACGACGCAAAGATGATCGTGACCTCGGCCCGGATCATGGGCGCTACCGTCGTCCCGTTCCCGGCGTTTCAGGAGGCGTTCATCGAGTCGCTCGCCGCTGCCGCTGCGGTGCTGCAGTCGGAGCCGTTCGCTACCGGGTGGATCACCATGCAGTCCCTCGACGGTCTCGACTTCTCGCCGCCCGTAGGTGCACGCCAGGAGGCCGCTCGTGGTCTGGCGTGGCGTGAGGAGTACGGGCGTGGCGGTACCGCTGTCGGAGTTGCTCGGGCGCGTGACCTGTCGAACGGACGCAACCTGACACCGACCACCGTAAACCGGATGGCATCGTATTTCGCAAGGCACGAGATCGACAAGCAGGGCGCAGGGTGGAGGCCAGGCGAGGACGGTTACCCGTCTGCTGGTCGTATCGCATGGGCGCTGTGGGGTGGAGATCCGGGGTGGGCGTGGGCACGCAAGATGCAACGCTCGATGAACGCACGAATCGAACGTGGGTCGATCACCGCCGCTGCTATCGAGGCTCCGGTCGTACCTCCGTCAAGCTGGTTCCGTGACCCGAAGATGTCCGGGCCTACACCGCTCACGATCTGCGACGACGGGCGAGTGTTCGGACACCTCGCAGTCTGGGGACAATGCCATATCGCCTACTCGGACTCGTGCGTGACACCACCTCGCTCGGCTGCTTCATACGCTCACTTTCTCACCGGTGAACTGCTCTGCGAGGACGGCACTCGTGTCCCGGTCGGGCAGATCACGATGGACACCGGACACGCTCCGCTGAACGCCAACCCGGCTCGGGCGCTCGCCCACTACGACGACACCGGAGCAGCGATTGCCGATGTCTGTGCAGGCGAGGACCGGCACGGCATCTGGCTCGCTGGTGCGCTCCGTCCCGGTCTGTCCCCGGAGAAGGTCCGTGCAGTCATGGCCGCGGATGTCTCGGGTGACTGGCGCAGGATCGGTTCGGCGCTGGAACTCATCGCCGTGCTGAGTGTGAACGTCCCCGGCTTTCCGAAGAACCGGATAGCGGTTCGGGAGCACGAGGGCATGGTGGCATCACTCGTTGCGTCTCTCGTCCCCAGGGACACCGTTATTTCGCCCGTAGAGCGTCGCAACGAACTCGAGCGCAGAGCGGTAGACCGCATCGCAGCGACCATCGGCAGAGACGTACAGAGCCGCAAGGTCGAACTAGCGCAGCGCGTGCAGGCGGCACGCTGACCGTGGGTTGAGGCGGGCGCACACGCGGCACCGTGAGTGCCGGAGTCGAATCACTTTCAGCGGAGGCGATGAAGCGGATGATCTATGAGGTCACCCGTCAGGGCAAGCCAACCGGGCGACGGTTCACCTCGCTCATTGCCGCGCAAGGGTACGCGCGGCGCATCGGCGGCGAGGTAGTCGATCCCAACGCATCACCGTGAGTGGAGTGTTACCATGCTCGCAATCCGCTCGGCTGATGCTGACGGTGCACCGGGCCTAGCTCGGACCGACCCACATACCCAAGGAGCAAACGTGGACATCACGATTCCCGAGGATCTCAGCACCGTCGAAGATCCTGCCGAACTGAACACCATCCTCGAGGCACTCATCGCAGAGTTCGACGCTCTGCACGATGCAGGCTCGACCGACATCGTTGCGCTCACCGAGATCGCAGACAGCGTGGACGCAATCCGCACCGAGCTTGCCGCTCGTAACGAGGCCGCTACCGCTGCCGCTGACAAGATCGCCGAACTCGCCGGTCGTGTCCGTGCGACCGAGGCCGAAGAGGTAGCGGAAGCTGCCGACGACATCACCGCCGAAGCGCCCGCAGAGGCCGAGACAGAGGAGCGTGAACTGGTGACCGCCAGCGCCCAGACCCCGAAGGCTCCGAGTGCTCGTGCGGTTCGCCGTCATGTCACTCTGCCCGACGCACCCGCCAAGACCGATGACCGGGTGACGATCCTCGCCGCCGCGGACATCCCCGGCGTTTCTGCTTCGGCAGAGCTGTCGCTGCTCGACGTTGCGAAGGCGATGCACGCGAAGGCTCGCACGCTGTCGGACGGTTCGGCTCGGGTGCCGGTGGCAAAGATCGACATCCCGTCGCGGTTCTCGGTAGGCGCTGACCTGGCGCACAACCTCGACGTTCTGGCTCAGGCAACCGACACGCAGAGCCTCGTGGCTGCTGGTGGCTGGTGCGCTCCGTCAGAGAACCTGTACTCGATGTTCGGCATCGACGCAGGCGACGGACTCATCGACCTGCCCACGGTGCGAGTCACCCGCGGCGGCTTGAACGTCCCGAGCTTCTTCGACATCGGAGACGCTGCCGGTGCGCTGTGGACATGGACCGAGGCCGACGACGAGGCCGCTCACGACCCGTCAAGCCCGACCGGCGAGAAGCCCTGTCTCCGCATCCCCTGCCCGGAGTTCACCGACTACCGGCTCGTGGCCGAAGGTCTGTGCATCACGAACGGCAACCTCACCGATCGTGCGTTCCCCGAACTCACGCAGCGGTTCGTGTCGTTGGCGATCAACGCACACCTCCACCGTCTGTCGGCTGCTGTCATCGCTGACATCATCGCCGGATCAACCGGCGTGACCGTCACGAGTCCTGTCGGTAGCGCATCGGGTGACATCCTGAACGCCATCGACCTGCAGGTCGCTGACTACCGGTCGCAGTACCGGATGGCGACGAACGCAGTCCTCGAGGCCGTGTTCCCGCTCTGGGTCCGTGAGGCTCTCCGTGCCGACTTCGCATTCCGTGACGCAGCGGGCTACTCGAACGTGACCGATGCGATGATCGCGGATCACTTCGCTGCTCGTCATGTCCGGGTCCAGTTCGTGCACGACTACCAACCGCTCTACGGCGTGGCTGCTGCGACGGCATGGCCTGCAACGCTCGACTTCCTGCTCTACCCGGCAGGCGGTTTCGTGCGTGGCGACGGTGGCACCATCGACCTCGGCATCGTCCGTGACAGCGTGCTGAACGCCACGAACGATTACACGGCCGCATGGACGGAGCAGTTGTACCTCGTGGCGCAACTCGGCCCGAACGCTCGTGAGGTCACCGTGACCCTGAGCGTGAACGGCGCTACTGGCTGCTGCGAAGTTCCAGCCTGATTCACCCTGACACCCGTAGCGATAGGAGGACGACGACATGACCATCACGATCAAACACCCGGTAGCACCTCCGGCAGTCGTCCCCTATCGCTACGGGATCTTCTCCGTTGCTCAACCTCGCACCGCTGCCCTAGAGGGTCTCGGCGTCGATGAGCATTGGCGGCTCGGTGTTACATGGGACTCGGAGGCGTGCGGCGACGCACTCGTCACGTTCAATCAATGCATCGAACCGGAGACTGCTCCGCTGGTCTCAGACCGAGTGTGCAGACTGCTCGAGTATCCGGCGTTCACGGTCTACGCGTACAACACCGATGCGATCCCCGGTAAGACGCTGGCAGAGCATGAGGCGAACGCTATTGCTCGTCTGCTGAACGGTGAGCAGCGGGCGGTCGAAGAATCGGTGTGGGCGCAACTGCTGGTGGCCGATCCGGTCCCTACCGACATGACAGCCTTTCCCGGTTGGCTTGGACTCGGGTACATCGAGCAGGCCATCGCAGAGACGTTCGGCTCTGAGGGCGTCATCCACATGAACCGCTACGCAGCGTCTGCCCTGTCGCTCCATCTTCATGTCGAGGGTGGCGTGATGCGTACCGTGCTCGGCACGCCGGTTGTAGTCGGTGGAGGGTACGACCCGCTGCCGTCACCGATTGACTCCACCGCAACGATCTACGGCACCGGGCCGCTGGTCATGTTCCGAGGCGATGTGGACACTCGAGAGAACGCCATCGATAAGGCGCTGAACGATGTGAGCATCGTGGCGCAACGGGACTACGTCCTCGGCTGGGATTGTTTCGCTGTTGGAGCAACGATTGAACTCGGCTGTCCTTCGACGGAGCCGTGACAAGTGGCTATCGCTCTAGGTCTAGGCCATGCAATCGCGCTCACACCGTGCGCTACCGCAGGCGTAGGTCTGCTCCGTCAGGCGATCTTCTGGATCGACGCTGAACTATCGCAAACATTGGACGCTCCGTCTGGAGACCCTGGCTCGGAGCCATTGATCGAGGAGGCATAGCGTGCCGTTCGCTGAGAATCTAGGGACAGGCGGAGGCACGCTAGACGCGCAGTACGGCTCCGCTCCGACCGTGAACGGGAACGCTCCGCTACTGCTCGACCACGACGGCACGAACTACGCCTACCTGCCGGGGCTGGCAGGGAACTATCTCGGTGTCACCGACTCGGCTGCTCTGGACATCACCGGCGATCTCGATGTGCGCGTGCTGGTCATGCTCGACGCATGGAACACCGGCGCAGAGCAGACGCTCATCGCCAAGTTCACGAACTTGTCGGTGAACCGGTCATGGCAGTTCCGGATCGGGACTACGGGCGCGCTTCAACTGGTCACCTCCGCTGACGGCACGGCGATCCTGACGCACACTTCAAGCGTGGTCCCGTCTCTGTTCTCCGGTGTTGCGTACTGGCTCCGGGCAACGATTGACGTTGCGTCCGGGTCTGATCGGGTCGTGCAGTTCTTTCAGGCACCGTTCTCTGCTACGACTCCGGTGGCGTGGACGCAGATCGGGACGACGATCACGACCGCTGGCACAACGTCGATCTTCAATGGTGCGGCTCCGCTCACGCTCGGCTCGATCAATGCTGGACTGTCTGTCTTTGGTGCTGGCAGGTTCTACCGGGCGCAGGTTCTCTCTGGCATCTCGGGCACCGTTGTGCTGGACACGAACCTCTCCACCATGATTACGACCGGCTCGGAGACGGCGATGCTGTCCACCGGTCCCGGTTCCCCGATCATCCCTGAGCCGTCTGACACCCTGCCGAACCTGGGTTGGGGCGGGTTCAGCCTGAACGCCCGGTATGGCTCTGCTGTCGGCCCGGACACGAACGACCCGCTGCTGCTCACCCGGACGACTGAGAACTACGTCTACCTGCCGGGTGTTGCTCTCAACTATGCGGTAGTCGGCAATGCACCCGCGCTAAACATCACCGGGGACATCGACATCCGTGTTCGTGTTGCGCTGGATGACTGGACCTCTGCTCCGTCTGCTGGTATTCAGCACTTCGTCAGCAAGTACCACGAATCAACTGCCGGGTATTACTTCGGGCTTCTTGCTACGGGGGAACTTCGGATCGGCTGGACTCTTGCCGGGGTGGATCGCAACGCCACATCGACCGTTGCTACTGGAATCGCTGACGGCACGATCAAGTGGGTCCGAGCGACGCTGGACGTAGACAACGGTGCAAGCGGTCGTAGCGCACAGTTCTTTACTTCCGACGACGGCGTGACATGGACGCAACTCGGAACGACCGTCACTCAGGCTGGAACTACGAGCATCGGAGTTACGCCAACCGGTCTCGTACTGGGAGCGTATGGCATTGCGCCATCGGTGTTTCTCATGCAGGGCAAGTTCTACCGGGCGCAGGTTCTCGACGGCATCGGCGGCACGGTCGCTCTCGACGTTGACTTCACCACCGGCATCGTCAACGGGGCACAGACCTCGCTCGCCATCTCAGGCACCGCAGCAGACCAACTGGACAACGCTCTTGTCTTGACGAACCTGGGGACAGGCGGTCCGGTGCTGAACGCACAGCGTGGCTCAAACCTTGCAGCGGCAGACACGAACGATCCGGCCGTGTTGTCGCATACGGGAACGAACTACCTGTACCTGTCTGGGGTTGCGAACAACTACGCGTCTACGCCTGACTCGGCTGCGTTGGACATTACCGGCGACATCGACATCCGTGTTCGTGTGGCGCTGGACGACTGGACTCCTGCGGCAGCGCAAACGTTACTGGCGAAGTACGGCGGCTCTGGCGCGCGGTCTTATCTGTTCGATGTGCAGACTGCTGGCACGCTTCGATTCCAATACACGACGGGTGGCGTTACGGGAGTCTCTGTCACGTCCTCGGTTGCAACTGGCATCGCTGATGGTTCGATCAAGTGGGTACGCGTAGCGTTCGATGTGGACAACGGCGCAGCGGGCAATACGGGTACGTTCTACACCTCGGATGATGGGGTGACATGGGCACAGCTAGGCGCTCCGGTAACCGCTGCCGGGGTTGTAGCCATCGCCTCAACTGCGGCACCGTTGGAAATCGGTTCGTTCGCTTCTGGGAGTTCCGGGCTTGCCGCAGCAAAGTTCTACCTGGCGCAGGTTCTCTCGGGCATCGGCGGCACCGTCGTGTTCGATGCCAACTTCTCCACCGGCATCATCTCTGGCGCACAGACCACGTTCACCGAGTCCTCCACGAACGCAGCCACGGTCACGATCAACCGTTCCACCTCGGGACGACGTTCGGTTGCCGTCGTGCAGCCGACACTCCTGTTCGGGACCGACGACTACATGGACGTTGCGAATAACGACCTGCTGAACTTCGGGGCCGGTCAGAACTTTACCGTCATTGCTGCTAACCGAACGTGGGCGACTGCAGGGAACGAGTCCATCGTTGCGAAGAAAGCCAACTTTGCTACTAATGATCTGGGTTGGGCGTTGGGTCGCTCGACCACAACAACTCGTGCCCGAATGGGCAGCGACACTTCTTACAACTCCAATAACGTCGATGCCGCTGGGAGCTACGGCGCGCTGACTCTCTCCGGTCTAGTGGTCGTTGCGAATACGAGCATGACCGTCTACAACAATGCGACAACAGCAGTCGCAGCAACGCCACCAACCGGATCGTTCGCTAGCACGTTCACAATGCGGATCGGCAATACCACATCTGGAACGCCGTTCAACGGTGAGCTATTCGGTGCTGCGATCTGGAGGCGTGCGCTCTCTGCTGCCGAGATTGCTCTCGTAAACACCCACTACAACGGGACGGTTACTCCTGCCTCGCTGGCGTTGCTCGGTGAGGCGGTGTTCTGGGTTGACCCTGCACGGAGCAAGCAGGCTGCTGCCATTGCACGCTCCACCTCGGGACGCAAGGCTGTTGCGGTCACGCGTGACACGATGCTCTTCGGGACCGACGACTATCTGGAGGTTCCCGACTCGGATCTCATCGACTTCGGAGCGGCTGACTCGTTCACCGTTGCGGTCGTAGTCAGGCAATGGGCAACGTCTCCAAACTTTGCTCCGCATGTCAGCAAGATTCAAGCCGCCTCAACTGGTGTCGGGTATGCGATCACAAACAACTCGACCTTTACAACCAGCAACTTCACTCTTGCCGACGGAGTGATTCCCTTCGGATCAAACGTAACTTCAAGCACCTATACCTTCGGGACTACGCGCGTTCTGACCGGGGTCGTGAACAGGCAAGATCAGACAGGAAAGATATTTACCGGGGGCGTAGAGAACAACTCAATCAGCATTGCTGCTATCGGTTCGTTCGCTAGCAGTAACCCGCTCCGGTTCGGCACAGTTGGCGCAGGAGTCGGAGGATTCGCCGACATGGAGTTCTTCGGTGCTGCCGTGTTCCGGCGTGCTTTGAGCGCAGCCGAGATCGCCACCGTGAACGCCCACTATCAGACCGGGCCGACAACCGCTAGCACCGCTCTGCTCCGTGAGGCAGTCCTCTGGCTCGACCCGTCACAACGCCGAGTCGCAACTCTCAACCGGGCATCGGCAGGCAGGCGCTCCGTCGCCGTCCCGACCGCCGTATGGTCCCTCGCTACCGACGACTGGTTCGAGGTTCCCGACTCGGTGCTGCTCGACATGGGCGCAGGACAGGACTTCACCGCTCTCGTCATTCAGCGACCGTGGTGGCTACAAGGCTCGTCGGACACGCTCGTAGCGAAGGTCGATACGACCACCGTGACAGCGCAAGGCTGGGCCGTGTCCAACCCGACAACCGGCGACGCTCTGCGTACCGCTGGCAGGATCGGAGACGGTTCCGCTGGGGCTGAGGCGTTCGGGCCGCAGAGGCTCACCGGGCAACGCCAAGCCGCCGTGCTGGTCCGCTCCGGTGGCACCCTGACCTCATGGACCGGAGGCGCAGCAGGGACACCCGTCGCAGCGACAACCGGCGACCTGTCCAACGGGTCCGTCATGCGGATCGGCAGACTGTCTGGGGCAGGCACCGAGTATCTCGACTCCGAGATCCGGGCTGTCGCCGTGTGGCGCAGAGCACTCACAACCGCAGAGATCACAGCGGTTCTCAACTACTACGGAGCGGCATAATGGGAACACTACGGAGCCTCACCAACTGGTCACACCAACTCACCGTGAACGGCGTAGAACTAGGCGACCCGGTGGAACTGGACGACGACCCGACCACGTTCGAGTGGGATGACTCTCGCATCCCGAACGGGCTGATCGACGCTGAGGGCAACGTCATCCCTGACGATGTACCATCGGAGCCGTGAGCACCCGAGTCATCAAGTCCATAAAGGGCCGACGTATCAGGCTCACGCAGCTAGACAACTGTGGCACGCCGGTTGACGTTTCGGATGGCTGCGGGACCGTGGTCTCGGATGGGTTCATCTCGGTCACGCTCTCCGGGCAGTACGTCACCGGGCAACAGTTCCAAGCTCGGGACATCTTCGGCACCCTGTGCGTGAACGACTCCGACCCTGACCAACTCGTCAGCGTGTCCGTCTCCATCGAACTGTGCGAGGTCCACCCAGACGTACTCTCAATCATCCTCGGGGAGCAACCGGTCCTAGTGTCCGGTGAGGCAGAGGGATTCAGCTTCGGCTCGCAGCGCAACTGGTCATCGTTCGCGCTCGAGGTCTGGACGAAGGCAGTCGGTGAGTCATGCGATGGGCGCTGGGGCTACTTCGTGGTCCCGTACTGTCGTAACGGCAAACTCGACGGAGGCGTGACAATCAATAACGGCACGCTCACCGTGACCTGTGCGGCATCGGCTCAACCGGCGACGGCGGCATGGGGGACAGGACCGTACCTGAGTAACCCGTTCCCGGCATCGTTCCCTGCCGGTGACCTGTGGGGCATCTCCACGACCACCGTGCAACCTCCGGCAGTTGTAGACCTGTCGCTCTGCCCGGACAGGCTGCTCGAGGGTGGCGTGTTCTGGATCGATGCCGAACTCTCTGCGACGCTCTGACTCAACGCATGACCCGATGACCCTGTAGTACCCTGACGGCATGGCAACCAAAGTCTTGAAGTCGATCAAGGGTCGGGTCGTTCGCATCACTCGACTGAACGAGTGTGGCGCAGTAGTCGTCGGCTCGTGCTCCACCGTGGTCTCGTCCTGCTTCGTGTCGGTAACGCTCTCGCCCGAGATCGAGGCCGGAGACGAGTACCTCTTGAAGTCGGCATGGGGCGACCTGTGCGTGAACGACAAAGACCCCGACAAGATCAAGTGGCTGAACGTGTCGATTGACTTCGCCGAGATCAACCCGGACATCCTCGACATCGTCGCCAACATGAACCCGATCATCTCGGCACCGGACACCATCGGCAGCACGCTCGGACCGAACACGAACTCGGACTCGTTCGCGCTCGAAGTGTGGACGAAGCGCACCGGCGCAACCTGCAACTCGGTGACTCCCGAGTGGGGATACTTCGTAGTCCCGTTCGTCCGCAACGGTCGCATCGACGGTGACATCACCATCGAGAACGGCACCCTCACGACCTCGGTCATCGGGCAGGCGTTCGGCGCTCCGGCAACGTGGGGACTCGATCCCTACGGCGGCAACCCGCTCGGTGCCACGTTCCCGGTCGGTGACCTCATGGGCATGTCCGTGACCACCGTGCAGCCTCCCGCCGATACCGCTGGCTGCGTCCCGTTCTCCTATAGCTGACAGACTGCGGCATGGCCGTTCTGATCCCGAAACTCCTCCATCGCATCTGGCTCGGCGGGCCTATGCCGGAGGAGTTTCGTCGTTACGGGGAGACCTGGCGCAAGCATCACCCGGAGTGGACGATGCTCGAATGGAACGAGGGCAACATGCCACCGCTCCGCAATCAGGCGTTGTACGACAACGCTCCGTCGCTCGTGGACTCGTCGCAGGTTCCCCGGATGCGCTCGGACCTCGCACGCATGGAGATCCTCGAGCGGTTCGGCGGCATGTATGTGGACACCGACTTCGAGTGTCTCGCCCCGATTGATCCGCTCATCGACGGACTAGAGATGTTCGCCGCAGAGGAGCAGCCGGGACTGATCGCTAACGGTCTGATGGGTTGCACAGTCGGGCACCCGTTCATGTCTCGGATGATCGAAACCGCCAGACAGTCGGTCAAGGCGCGCCCCGGACAGAAACCGTGGCGCACCGTTGGACCCGAGCATCTCACCCGTACCGCACGCTCTACGCCGGGGCTGGCTCTGCTCCCACGAGAACGCATCTACCCGTATCACCACACGCAGTTGCTACCGGACGGCTCACCGCCCGAGATCGGACCCGATGCGGTCTGTCACCATGTCTGGGCATCGATCCGGCGCTCCGTGTCGGTCATTGTCCCGTTCCGACCGTCCGACCGGTACCGGCAACAGAACTGGCAATGGGTGCAGGCGTACTATCAGAGATTCTTCCCGTCGTGGCAAGTGGTCGAAGCAGACGAACCGGGCGACCCGTTCAGCAAGGCACAAGCGATCCGTGATGCCGTCTCACGCTCATACGGTGATGTTCTCGTCATCACAGACGCAGACCTCATCGTGACCGACCTTCGCTCTGCTGTCGCCGCTGTGAGCACGAACAGGGCGAGATGGGCTATTCCGCACACGAACGTCCATCGCCTCTCCTGGGACGCTACGAGGGCCGTCCTGGGCGGTGTGGACCCTCGCACGCTTGCGAACCGGACAGCGGAGCATGTCTACCGTGGTCTCGTCGGCGGCGGGATACTCGTCATCGACCGTGAAGCGTTCGAGCGGTGCCCTCCCGACCCGAGGTTCAGAGGATGGGGCGGCGAGGATGAGGCGTGGGGACTGGCGCTCAGATCATCGCTCGGGGAGCCGTGGCGTGGCGCTGCTGGTCTGCTCCATCTCTGGCACCCTCCGGCACCACGAATGAAACGTGACCTCGGCAACGACGCTAACGAGCGACTGCTAGCTCGCTACCGCAACGCCAAGATGGCTCACGACATGGCATCATTGGTGGCAGAACACAGAGGAGACATGATCCATCATGGGTGACATCTTGCACGGCATCTTCGACGTTGCCAGAGACGAACGAGGCCGACGACTGAGCGGCACGCAGATCCAACGGTCGCAGCCGGACATCGCAGAGCCGATCATGGTCGTAGTGCCGTTGCTCGCAGACCTCGACGCAGAGGACGACGCACCCGCCGCAGAGGTGCACGAAGAACCGGACCCGGCAACGATGAAGGTCGCTGACGTTCTCCGCTGGATCGAGGAGCACCCCGAGGATCGGGACCGGATCATCGATCTCGAGTCCACCGGCAAGCAACGCTCCACGATCCTCAACGCCTACCCCTAATCCACGCTTGGACGCCATGACGTAGAATACGCGTCATGGACTGCACCGAGTGGCCGATTGTCTGGCCGTGTGACATCACGGACTACTCCGAGCCTCTCGTGGAGGCCGCTCAGGAGTCCGCACAGACGCTTCTATGGTCGCTCACCGGGCGACGGTACGGTCTGTGCTCCACGACCGAGAGCTACCGGCTGACCTGCAACAGTCCGTGTGCTAATCCCTACGGCGACTACTTCGGGCCGGGTGTCGAGTACCGGTTGGGTGACGAACTCGGCCGACGACTCTGCTGTCGTATCCATCTCGCACAGCGTCCAGTCCGGTCTCTTGATTCGGTGACGGCGCTCGGCACCGTACTCAACCCTGACGAGTATGCGCTGGAGCGTGATGTCCTATTCCGGCTCGGGGAGTGCTGGCCGTGCGGGCAGGAGTGCGACGCTCCACCGGTAGAGGTCACCTACACCTACGGGATTGATCCTCCGGCAATCGCTCACCTCGCTATGGGCGAACTGGCGTGCGAGTTCCTCCGGGCGTTCGCTGGTGCAGACTGCCGTCTCCCGTCGAACGTGGTCTCGATCTCACGGCAGGGCATCTCGCTCGACCTCGGGGACGCACAGACGCTGTTCGAGATGGGCCGTATCGGACTGCCGATCTCGGATGCGTTCATCCGGTCGGTGAACCCGAACAAGCTGCAGTCCATGTCTCAGGTGTTCAGCCCGGATCTCGCTAGGCGTGCCCGGTGACAGACATCTACTCGCAGTCCACCGCCGACATCGCGCAATGGCTCTTAGACACGGCTCGTGTTGCTCTGGACGAGTGCAACCGGGAACCGATCACGACCGCCTACGTTGCCGCTGGGGCGGTCGCGTGGGATGACTGCTGCGGGTCGCTCATCGTCGCACCCGAGCGGGTGTTCTTCACCGAGACCTTCCCCATCGAGGACACGACCGAAGTGATCTGTGACGAGGGCTTCATCTCCGCACAGTTCGTGGTGATCCTGCTCCGCTGCCTGCCGAACATGGACTCTCGGGGCAACCCTCCGTCCGCTGCTTCCCTGACCGCCGCCTATAACGCTTTGATGGGCGACGCTGCCATCGTCATGAACGCTCTAGCCGGTCCTCTGCCATCTCAGGACTGGGAGCGCACCCGACCGAACCAGTCGTTCATCGGCGCTGAGGGTGGCTGCATCGGTGTCGAGACTCGCATCACCATCGGCATCCCGCAGACCGAGTGGGCGATCTGCTGTACCGAACCGCAACCTCATGTGCCGGGTGGGCCGCTCTGCCGCCCGAACGCCGATCAGGTCGTGTTCGAGCCGTGCGAGGGACTGACCTCTACGAACGTGGAGGATGCGATCTGCGAGCTAGCAACCTCCACCCTCGCCATCGGTACCCCGGTCCCGTTCACGGTAAACGGCGGGACCATCGGCGGTACTCAGCCCACGTTCTCCGGTCCTCCGCTGTTCACCGGGCAATACATCCGCATCGGTGACTATGTGCATTTCGAGATCCAAGTGGAGTTCGACAACATCACGAACTTTGGGACCGGGCAGTATTACGTCGATCTGCCATTCGCTCCGAGTCATCCGGTGATGATCCGTGGGGGCTGCGTCCATCGCAACTCGAACGGCAAGCAGTACGCACTCGGCGGTCACGCTGTCGCCGGGAACGTGCAACTCACTCTGTGGTACACGGCAAGCAATGGTGAGGATGAGCAGTTCGACCATAACTCGCCGTTCGTCCTCACGACCGCAGACAACTTCCATATTCAAGGCTCTTACTCGGCGGTGTGACCATGACTGACAAAGACCCTGCTATCTCCATCGCTGTGCTGTTCGAGCGTCTCGGTCATGTCATGTCCAAGCTGGACGACCTCGCCGTGAAGATGGACGTTCAGACCGCTCACCGAGATAAGAAGATCGATGAACTCGAGGACCGCATCGACGGACTAGAGGACTCGATGAACCGGGCGCGCTGGTTCCTCGCCGGAGTCGCTGCCGGTGGCGGTGCTCTCGGTGGGACCGTAGCTACCCTCGTCGCTCAGGCGGTCGGCGGTGGCTGAGGTCCAGATCGACGCTGCCGCTCTACGGGAACTGCTTGCTGGTCCGACCGGGCCGGTATGGAACGACATCCGCAGGCGTGGCAACCGAGTGCTCATGCAGGCGAAGGCGAACACTCCGAAAGACACCGGCGTATTGAAGAACTCGCTCATCATGGAGATGGTCATAGACCGTGGCGTACCTGTTGCTCGTGTCGGCTCGAACCTGAAATATGCGATCTACGTTCACGAGGGCACCGGTCTCTACGGCCCGAGAAAGCGGTACATCCGACCCGTACAGGCGAAGGTGCTCCGCTGGCCGGGTATCAATAACGCCTACAAGCAGACGGGCGGGAACCGGCGCTACAAGGCAGGCAGGACAGCGAACTACACCTACTCGATGAAGTCGAAGGGCTTCCCCGGCCGACCGTTCCTCCGTGACGCCCTGAGCGCAGCGATCTACTAACGCACAGGGTCGGACGCTTAGACTGTCCGCATGACCCGACATCGCTCGTTCACCACCGCCGCCGCCCGTCGCAAGGCCGATCCCATTGTCTGGGAGATCGACGGCACCGAGATCCGGCTGCGTCCCTCCGTGGACCTCGTGGAGATCGCTGAGGCCGTGGACGCTCTGCAGGCTCCCATCGAAGGCAACTCCATCGAAGCAATCGTGAAGCGTCGCACGCTCATGGTGGACATGATCGCCACGTTTGTCACGCCGGAGGACCGGGGCCAGTTCGCTGCCATCTCCGGCGACCTTGATGTGACCGTGCTGGTCGAGATGGTGCAGGAGGTGACCGGGGAGTACACCGGGACCGGAAACCCTACTCAGCCGGAGTCGTCGTCCACTGGATCGTTGCCAACTGGGAGCAGTTCGACGGATGGTGCACCGCCCGAGGGATCGACGCTGCCGCTCTGAGCGCAGACCGGGCGGTAAACGCCTACCTATTTGCTCTCCGTGAGAACGCAGACGACAAGACCATCGACAAGATCGAGGACGCTCTCACTCCACCGCTGAGTGTGCGCGTGAACGGCATCCCGGTCGGTTTCGGTGAGGATGAGATGTGGGCTGAGTGGGAGATGGCTGCTCGTGCCCCGGTCACCCCGAACCGGCGGTAGCACGCATAGCGTAGGATTGAGTCATGGCGCTCGGTGAAGCAAGGGTCGAGATCAAACCGGATCTATCGGCATTCGACGCGCAACTCCGTAAAGGTGTCACCGACGCACTCAACAAGGTGCAGACCGAGGCCGACAAGACAGGCGAGGCAGTAGAGGACTCGTTCCGTGAGGCTGCACGGCAGGTGGAGGACTCGCTCGACAGCATCTCAGCCGGTAACCCGTTTGCGTCGCTCAATGCTGACGCTGAGAGATCCGGCGAGGTCATCGAGGACTCGTTCCGTGAAGCTGCCCGACAGTCCGAGAGCGCACTAGACGGCATCGGTGGCGGTTTCGGAAAGATCGCCGCTGGTCTCGGTGGCGTGCTGGCAGGCGTAGGACTCGGGTCGTTCCTTGCGGACGCAACGGTAGAAGCGCAAGCAGCCAACTCGGCGCTAGCAAACACGGCGCAACTCATTGAGTCCACCGGAGGCAAGGCCGGAGTTACGCAGGAGCAGATCACCGCTCTCGCCGACTCGATGCGGTTCTCCATCGGCATTGATGACACGGCAGTTATCGAAGCGTCGAACGCTCTGCTCACGTTTACGAACGTGTCCGGGCCGATCTTTGACGAGACGATTACGCGTGCCGCTGACCTGTCGGCGGTCCTCGGGACGGACCTGCAGGGCGCAACGATGCAGTTGGGCAAGGCGCTGAACGACCCGATCAAGGGCATGTCTGCGCTGTCTCGCTCCGGCGTGAGTTTCACCGCCGAGCAGAAGGCGACAGTAAAGGCGATGGTTGAGGCCGGTGATGCTGCTGGCGCGCAGCGTCTGATCCTTGACGAGTTGGCTGTCCAGTTCGGTGGCACCGCTGAGGCAAGCGCAAAGAGCACCGACCGTATCGCAGCGAACTTCGGTGAACTCAAAGAGGCGGTAGGCGCTGGTCTCATTGGGGCGCTCGATCAAGTCACGCCAGGACTGCTAGAGCTGGCCGACTCGCTCATGGGTCCCATGGAGCAGGTCGGTGAGGCGCTCGGTTCGTTTGCCGGTCCGCTCCTCGACGCGCTCGGTCCCTCCATCTCGGTGCTCGTTACGCAGTTCGCTCAGGTGCTCTTAGACCTCGGCGGCATCTTCTCGTCACTCGCTCCGCTTATCGAACCAATCGTGCAGATCGTCGGCGTACTCGCTACCGCTCTCTCCGGCTCTCTGCTTGCCGTGTTCGACGCTCTCGCTCCGGTCATCGTGCAGGTGGGCGAGTACCTGGGCATCATGGCCGACATTATTGGTGAGGCGCTGTTCGGTGTCATCGACGCTCTCGCGCCGATTCTGATGGAAGTCGGCATGATGCTGTCCGACTACCTCGCAGAGATTCTGCCGGTCGTTCTGGACCTGTTCCGTGAGATCGCTCCCATTATCGGGCAGGTTGCCGGTGTGCTCGGGAACGTCTTTGCCGGTGCGCTCCGTGTGCTGCTCCCGGTCCTGTCGAAACTCATTACATCTCTGCTGACCTCGCTAGCACCAATCCTGCCGGTTCTGCTCGATGCGTTCATGCAAGTAGCTGACGTAATCGGCGGGGCGTTCCTTCGGGTGCTAACTACGGTCCTGCCGCCCATCGGCATTCTCATTGCTGAACTCGTCGCCGGTCTCGCACCGATCCTGCCCACGATCATTGACGCATTCCTCCGCATCGTGCTCGCTCTCGAGCCGCTCATCCCGGCACTCCTCGAGATCGTGACGACGCTCCTACCGCCGCTCTCTCAGCTGCTGCTGGCGCTCGTACCGATCATCACGCAGGTAGTGGGCTGGCTCGCAGACGGACTCGCTACCGCCATCGAGAACCTCGCTCCGTTGCTCGAAACGGTTATCGGGTGGGTCGTGCTGCTCGCTGAGGACATCGGCGTTCTCGTCTCGTGGCTAGCGGACAATCTGCAACCGGCGTTCGATGCCATCGTGGCGTACATCGTGGACGAACTGGTACCGGCGTTTCAGCAGATATGGGCGTTCATCCGAGACAACGTGATCCCAGTATTCGCTGCCATCGCCACGAAGGTCGCAGAGGTAGCCGCTGCAGTCGGCACGAAGATCACCGAGATAGTCGGTTTCGTCACCGGGCTACCGGGCCGCATCTCAGCGACCATCTCCACCCTGTGGAACGGTCTCCGTGACGGCATCACGGCGGCGAAGGACTGGATCGGGCAGAAGATAGACGAGGTAGTCGGTTTCGTCACCGGGCTACCGGACAGGCTCCGGCAGGGACTCGCCAACATCGCTAGCGCAGGTCTCGCCATCGGCGCAGCGTTCATCAACTCGCTAAAGGACGGCATAACCGGAGTCGCTGGTTTCGCTAAAGATGTTGCGACCGCAATCGTCGGGGCGTTCAAGAGCGCATGGAACACGGTTGCTCGCGAGATCAATAACTTCTTGCCGAACAACATCGGGGTAGGTCCGTTCGCCATTGACCTGCCCGACAACCCGATCCCCACGTTCGCTGACGGCACCATCGCCTACGGTCCGACTATGGGCATCTTCGGTGAGGCTGGGGCAGAGGCAGTCATCCCGATCACACGCCCACGCCGTGCGCTCGAACTCATGGAGCAGTCCGGTCTCGCAGACCTCGCACGCTCCACCAGCGGAGGCGGCGCACTTGTCAACATTCAGAGCGCCGTGTTCGCTACACCGTCAGACGCAGACCTTGTGGCGCAGAGAGTGCTCGCCGCACAACGATCTAGGAGCTTCGCAGCATGACATGCGCTCTACCCATCACGCCGGGTGAGATCCTGCTGACCGCTGACGATCTGCCGGATCTCGCCATCGACTGCACGACCGGTTTCGTCGCTACCGAACTGCAGGTCGGGTTCCCGGCACCTCGTCCGGTCGTGCGTGCTCGTGCGCTCGGGGACGGTCTCATCGACAACTCTGCGTTTCTCGGCAATCGTGCTCTCACGCTGTCCCTGACGCTCGATACGACAGTCGCCCCGATGCAGTCACTCGTGGACCTGCTGCTGCCGTTCCTTGCTCAGACCCGCCGTCCACGGCTTGCATGGCGGCTCGGTGACACGCCGTACCCTCCGGCACCTCCATCACCCATCCCGTACCCGACCTCGGATGGTCGCTGGCGCTCTGCGATTGTCCGTGGGGCTGACGCTCCGCTCGTGATCTCCGGTCCTCGCTACCTCACCGTGTCCGCATCATGGGTGACGGTGGACGCATACCTCGAAACGAAAGATCTGAGCCTGTGGGCTGCTGGACCTAACGGCCCGGTCGAAACGATCTGGCATCAGGGCAACGCTCCCGCCGCATGGGTAGCGTCGTTCACCGGTCAAGCGATCAATCCGCAACTGGTGATCAATGGCATTAGCGTTTCGTTCCCGGCGTACACCGTGCCGATCAATCGCATGGTGACGTTGGACCTGGCCGCCCGAACCATCATCGAATCAACAAACCTGGGCGCTGCTCCGTTCGTGAACCTCTATCCGCAGGTGAACTCGTACTCGTGGTCATGGGAGAGCCTGTTTATGCAACCGGGGAGCAACACGCTCGAATACAACACCGGTCTCCCGGCACCGGCAAATAATCTCAATCTTTCGTTTCGGGATGCTTGGCTGTGACCCTGCCACGGTTCACTCTGCAGATCGCTAACTCGGCGGGCGCTGTACTCGCTGACGTATCCGACTTCACCTCATGGACGCTGACACAGAACCTTGACGACGGCTGCTCGATCACGTTTGACACTCGAGGCGACTCTGCTGCAGGACAGAACATTGACGAACTCGCTACCGATGTCCTGCTAGCGCAAGACCTGGCAATCATTGAACGGCAACGCATCGTCGGAGTGTCACAGGTCTGGGGACCGTCCGGGGAGGACGACGTAGCGGTCACCACCGCTTGCTACCGGCGACTCTTGAAGAAGGCGCACGTTCGCTCACCGCTCACCTACTCGGGCATCACGCAGGGCACGATCATCTGGAACCTCATCCAACACGCACAGGCGGCAACCGGAGGAAACCTCGGCATCACCCTCGCTGCTGCTGGTCCTGCCGTCACAAGAGACCGCACCTACGAGGTCGGGAAGAACATCTTTGACGCAATCGTGGAACTCACGCAGGTCATCAATGGACCGACATGGGATATCAACTCGGCGCTCCAACTCACCGTTAGTCAGGCCGCTCTCTACCCAACGAACCTGATGCCGATTGAACTCGGCAACATCGCACGCGGGATGAGTCGCCCGTCGTCGGCTGCACAGTTCGGTAACGCCGTTGTAGTGACCGGAGACGCTCTGCTCACCACTCCGGTGATCCAGGCAACGGCAGGAGTCGGGACGGACCCTAGAGGACGCTGGGAGCGGTATCAGGCGTTCGGTGATGTCAGCGTTCAGAACACTCTCATCGAGCACGCAGACGGACTGCTCGAGGAGGCCAACTCTCCGGCATCGGTGTGGCAGATCGAATGCGAACCTGAGGCGTATTTCTCTGTCGGCAACTACGCAGTAGGCGAGTTCGTGACCATCGCTCAACCTCGCTCCACCGTCTACCCAATCGGCATCGCTGTACCGACCATCACGGCACAGGTGCTCGCCCGCACTCTGTCGCAGTCGGCTGACGGTGAGATCACAGTCTCGATTCAGGCCGTGGAGGTTCCGTGAGTCCACGCACGAACGCTGGACCGGCTGACGCTCTCGGCGGTCTCATCTCGTCGCTTATCAGTCGGCTGAACCTTGTGGAGCTACTCGCTCACCGGCACATCGCGCAGAACATCGTCGGCGTGTTCGGCTGCACGAGTTCGACTCGTCCCGCATCGCCGGTAGTCGGCATGACCATCGCAGAGTCGGACACGCTCCGCACCCTGCAATGGGATGGGGCCGCATGGGTGATCCTGTCCGAGCCTCCGCAAACGTGGGCAATCGCAACCTATGACCAGTCGGGCAGCAAGACACTCACCGCTACCCGAGCTTGGACGCAGAGAGCCTCGGGCACGTTTATTGCTCAGGCACGGCTCACGAACTTTCAAGCTGGCGCAGCAGGGAATGCGATCACCATGCCGACACCGTTCACGCTGCCGAATCTGTACGACATCGGTGGGTCGTTCTCGTGGTTCGACTCGGGCACCGCAACCTACGCCGGGACGATTATCCCTAGCTCGGTGACGGCATTCGGATTCTCGACCGATGGAGTCAATAATCCGTTCGGTGTTACACCAAACTTCGCACCGGCTGCTGCTGACGTTCTTACGCTCACGATTCATGGCCGGTACTAGGCTGCGCGCATGATTATCGTCCCTCGCTCTGTCATCGGGACACCGACTCCTCCGGCGACTCGTCCACGGCTCACGGATCGGCGCTGGCTGCTCGCTCACGAGGTCGGCGTAAAGACTCCACCGAACGGCCGGTATCGCAGCGCTGACCCGGCAAGGGTGCTCGATGACGCTCGAGCCGCCGCCGCCTACGGCATTAGCACGGATCGACCGTGGGAATACAACTACATGATCGGGCTGGATGGGACCGTGTTCGAGCAGGGCGGTAACGTCCAAGCGGCGCATTGTCTCAACTGGAACGAGGAGAGCGTCGGAGTGCTGTTCTTGAACGCTTCCGACGTTCGCGTGAACTCCGCGCAGGTCCGCTCATGGTGGGCGCTCAGAGACCATATGGTGAGCATCTCCATGCTCGTGCCCGGACATCAGGCCGTCCCGCATTACCGCTTTCGCACGACCTCGTGCTGCGGCATCAACGCCGAGGTTCCCGGTCCGGAATGGAACTCACCTACCGGGCAGGGCCGACTGGGCAACCTCATCCCGGCACTACTCACCCGCCCAACTCCACCACCACCACCACCACCACCGCTACCGGAGGACTCCGCTATGTACTACCTCACCTCACCGAAACCCGGCGTGCTGCCGGATCTCATCTGGACCGCTGGAACCGTCTACGGCATCGCGAGCATCGCTGACGCAGAGGCGTTCCTGCAGGCCGGAGCCGTTCGACTGACGCTGAGTCAGGCGCAGTACGACGAGATCGTGAGCAACTCGAGGTGACCGGGACAACGACCGCCACGATCAGGACCACGGTCCCGGTGGCATGGACGACGCTGCTCGTCTGGCTGGTCGCACGCTTCGGCATCGACCTCGCTGAGTCAGATTGGCAGACGCTGATGCTCGTCATGCCTGCCATCGTCGGAGTGTGCTACCGGGCGGCTCGTATGGTCGAGGCTCGTTGGCCGGTCGTAGGGCATGTCCTGTTCGGGAGCGCAAAGACTCCGAGCTATGGCGAGTCGTCCACAGGTCCGACCGTCTAGACTGATCGAGTCGTGGTCAACCGGCGCAAGCCGGACGACACAGGAGGGACGCTCACGCTTCGGCGGTCGGGCGTCCCTTCTACGTTTTTCGGAAATATTTCTTCGTCCGGATGTTGCAACTCGTCCGCTTATGGTTATACTAGTGACATGACCACGACGACCGCCCTCCGCACCTTCCCCTTCTCGTTTCTCGAGGACGCTTGCCGTCGCATCGGTTGCGGCAACGCAACGTCCTCCGACTGGGCGCTGCTCATCGAGGGCTACTTCGTCTGCGATGAGTCCGGGCACTACCACCCGAACCGTCACCTCGTCACGAAGGTGGCGGCGTGATGTTGTCAGCCGAGCACACCAGCGTTATACTGTCCATCATGACCACGAACACCTGCCACAAGTGCAACGGCACCGGGTACCGCTTGGAGGTCGCACACTGCGACGGCGGGCGCTGCTGGCACTGCAACAAAGTGGATACCAGCTACACGCTCGCCGGTAGCGCCGTTCGCGCTCAGGCTGAGGCTCTGCTATTCGCCCAAGACGCACAGCGTCGCATCGAGCGCAGAGCACGAGCAGCGGCTCGACGCTCCATCGAGGCGCAGTCATGACCATGACCACTCTGCAGCGAAAGGACCACGACATGCAGACTCTTACCATTACTCCGGCAATGCGCTTCGGCGCTCACGCTTTCCTACAGGCGCACAGAGGAGACGCGGCCTACGAGGCCGAACTCCGTGCCGTTAGGGGAGCGACCTACGCAGAGTCATTCCCCGACTCGTACACGCCCGAGATGGTCGCCGCCTCGCAGCGTCTCATCGCAGAGTTCCCGCTCGATGCTCGCTCGACGGTCTCATGGGCGAGAGTCCACGAGGTGCTCACCGCCATGCAGAACGGTGGACGTAACGCCGGTCTCCTCATCGACCGCATTACGAAGGTGGAGTCGTGAACCCGACGAAGATCGCTCACAGCACCTACGACGGGCATCGCTCGCTGTGCGGTGTTGATCGTGCCGAGATGCTCGCCGCCTACACCTACGATGCACCAAGCTGCCCGGAGTGCGTCCGTATCGCTGACGAACGAGACGCGCCGGTCACCGTGGATCGCAGACTGGTAGTGGAGTCATGAACTGCGGGACGTACTCGAGCTACGTCCTCGGGTGCAGGTGTGAACCGTGCAAGGCCGGTAACCGGGCGTATATCGCCGCCTACCGTGCTCGCAAGCGAGTAGCGCAGCAGGAGGCCGAGAACGCTCTGAGAGCGTCCGCAGAGGCAACAGGGCGCATGCTGGCTGCAGTTGGGACAGGAGCGGTGAACCTCCGGCACGCTCTGACCTATGCCGAGTGGCGCGCGCGGGAGCAGGCGCACCCGGACTGTCTGCCGGTCACCCAGCAGCACACGATCCGACTCCGAAACTCCATGATGCAGGAGATATCGCCATGACTGACGACATCGTGACTCGACTGCATCTCATGGCGTGGCGCGGGCCTGAAGGGGAGCCGTGGATTGAACAGATGTTGAGGGCCGCCGACGAGATCGAACGACTCCGGACCGCTCTACACCTCGCCGCTGGACTGCTGTCCTCTTGCGCGCCGTATGACCACATGCACCCTGACCGGGTGCTCGAACTCCTTACGGGCGAGAGACATCATGACCACCACGAAAGCACCGAAGTCACCGAAGCCGATCCGGCACGACGCAAGCGCCTATCGCAACCGGGGCTGTCGATGCCCGGTCTGCACTCGCGCGCACGCTGACTACATGCGTCCACGGATGGCCGCCTACCGTGCTCGCAGGCGTGCCGCGAAGAACTAGACTGACCTGACACAAGAAAGTGCCTCGGCATCGCTGTCAACGATCCGAGGCATGGACCCAACCCCGAGGAGGTTGAGACATGAATAATGATATCACGGCGTCTATGGATGGCTGGGAGCGAGAGACTCGGGTAACCGACAACTACTCGAAGGTTCCGCACGGCCTGTGGACGCTCGACATGACCTACGGCGCTAAGTGTCTGCTTGGGTGGCTGCACTCGCACACGACCGCTTACCTGTTCACGCTCTCGATGCGTCGCATTCGTGGCGAGTTCGGATGCTCGGGCGTGGTGGCGCAGTGGATCGAGGAGCTAGAGGCTGGCGGATTCGTGACCATCGTCCGTGATGGCAACCGTCGCCGGTATCGCTTGATGGCCGGACCTTGGGATGCTCTCGCTGCTCGTCCGAAGCGCTCTCAGGATGTCGAGATGGACGAAAATCGTCCACTAGAAACGGTCGAAAATCGCCCACTCTCGGCGCAGAGAATGGGCGAAAATCGTCCACAGAATGGACGAAAATCGTCCACTAAACGGTCGAAAATCGTCCACATAGAAGAACAAGGAGAAGAACAACTAGAAGAACAGAAAAAACACTCTCGCGCGCAAAGCTCAAACTCCCCAACGAACACAGTCGCCAGGGTGAGTGTTCAGGAGCCTGACGACTTCGGCGCATGGTGGAGCCAGTACCCACGCAAGACCGCCAAGGCCGGAGCAGAGAGAGCGTGGCGCAAGCTGAAACCGGCAGATCGACTCGCCGCGCTCGATGCCCTACCGGATCATGTTCGGGCCTGGAGGCTCCGTGGCACCGCAACCGAGTA